AGATCAACAGATATAAAGTGAGCTAGCAAATCAGCAGCTATGTATTTCTCAACTAAAAATATAAACAATATAGCTCCACAATAAAGAAGTGACTTGCTTATAACGTGAGACAATCTTCTACTTCTAATAGCTTTCCAACCGCCCTTTTTAACGCTCCTCCAAATACCAAATAATGTGTCTAAAATGATTGCAAGTAACGCAACATATATCATTGGTTTGACTGGGGATAATACTGCTAAAAATGATGTTGCTAATAATAGTAATTTTGTTTTCAAAGTAAGTAGTTTTTTATAATTCTGTACGTAATATATATTACTAGCAAAATTAATAAAATTCCTAGAACATTATTAAGCAGTATCTTATACCAAGGAGTCTTTTCGTATATCTTAATAGGTATCTTCCTGTAGACTATCCGTTCTATAGGCTTTTCGATATATACAGTATCACATTTTCCACTAATATAAACCTTGTCTTTTACTCGATACACTTGTATTTTTATACGATCTTTCTCTATAATAACTGTATCATATAAATCCTTTATACTTACAATTGTATCGACTTCAACTTCAGGTATAGTGATACGAATGGTATCTCTTATCGTATCTCTAATAATAAGGCTGTCATTGGTTAAAAGATATGGATACTTTTTAACTAACCTGTCAAACCTTCGTTGAGGTGTGCATGATAGTAATATAATAAAAATTGGGATTATATATTTCAATATTGAATTGTAAATGTGTTATAAAATGTATCAAATGTTTCTTTCTCAGATTCAGATAAATCATCATAAAGTGCTTCTTGAAAGTTTCCTACATCAATTCCTTCTAAATCTATACCTACAAATCTTCTTACAACTTCCTCACCAACAAATACTTGATTATATTCAATAGTTATTTTACTATTTACTAAAGACATGAAATCATTATATACTAATAAGTACTCACCTGTTAATTCAGAAATTGTAAAATATTTTTGCTCTTGAGTTTTTAAATTTTGAGATACCAAAGTATCAGAAAGCTTTAATATGTCTATTTTATAAGTGTCCATTATATTGTGATATTATTATAAGTTGTATTAATAGTAACTGCTGATAAAGTAACATTAGCATTTATTGGAGTTGTTGCTCCTTTAAATACTGTATTTGTTACTACACCAGTAAATGCATTTGTGCCTCTAATACAGTTAGCAGATGCATTAGCCACTTGAATATAATTATTTACAAATGCAGGATTACCTGATGAGGGGCCTATTGAAACAGCATGACCAGCAGCATTATTATAGTCTGTAATTATAGAGCAGTTATAAAAAGATGAACCATAGTTTACATCATAAACAGTAATATTTCCAGATGAGTAAAATGAACTATTGTAAAATTTAGACATACCTGAAAATGGTCTTACTGTATATCCAGTAGTAGATCTACCAGTACAATTATATGCTGAATAACTCGAACCATAAAAAGCATTTCCAGTTGTTGTTTGTCCTGTACAGTTATAACAATTTAATCCATTAAATGCTATAGATGTATTTGAAAAAGCAAAAGAATCATATGCGGATGCTCCTGATTGTCCTGTAAATGCTGTTCCTGTTGAAGATATACCTGTGCAATTTCTTATAACATCCGAAGCATAATTGCAAAATATTCCTATTCCAGAATTAGTTTTTATATAACAATTTTCATAAGAACAACCGCCTGTAATATTAGGTGTTGCTATACATCCACCCGTTCCTGTGTTTTCTATTCTACTATTTTTTATGTTGTTAACTGCAAAAGCAGTGCCAAATAAATTTCCTGATGAATTACCAATTACATCTACTCCATCAAATGACCACCCGTAGACTCCAAAACCCGTTGTTGTTATTATTGAAGCAATACCTGTTGTTGTTGTATAAATTATATATACTGAATTAAATTTGAAATTTATAGCTGTAGTAAATACAGTTCCATCTCCTGAAAATATTACTCCTGTTGAAGTTGCTGTATTGGCTCTTTTTATAGTTAGGTTATTAAAGTAATATGTAAAAATTCCTGCCCCAGCTGAGGTTGCAAATACATCTCCTGTATTTCCAGAGTATGTATATGTATGACCGTTACCTTGAATTATAACATCAGGTTTAATAGTAACAACACTTGTTGCTATTACATCAGCGAACATTTCAATTGTTTGACCTGCTGTTGCAGCAGCCATCGCTAATGTTAATGTAGCATAGTAAGTATAAACTCCACTAGCATTTGATATACCAAATACACCAGATAATACAGGAAGTGCAGCCCATGTTGCGTCACCTCTTAAAAACTTAGTTACATCGTTTGGAGCTTTTGGTGCAAAACCATGCTTTGTAATACTTACATTATTTGTCGTAACATCTGATAATGAAATTACCGATTCAGTAATGGGTTGATTTTTCCAAAGTTGCGAAGAGCTTTCATAAATCAAAGCGTCGTTATTTGCAAGTGTTCCCGTGTTTATGTATACGTTATGAAGTTCGTCCAACTCCCAACCGTTCATTATCTTAACGTAAATTTTACCATGAACAGCGTGTGCATATTCAACGTATCCAATTACTACGATGTGACCTGTTAAACCCGTTGGTTTTACATTTGTTAATTTACCAGCAAACGTTGGCGATAAATAAAGAACGTCGCCATCTACCCATGTTTCAGATTGTAAACTTCCCGTTGTATTTATGTCTTCTAATTGACCAACCGTTATAATAAACCCTTCTTGGTTTGGTGCTATTGTTTCTGTAACCAATCCAATCGTATCTGCTGAATTGTTATTGTTATTCGCTTGAGCGTATGCAACCGCCAATCTTTGACCTTGAGCACCCGAAACACGAACCGCTGTATAATTAGCTTTTGTTAATGTAGCGTTTGGAGTTACTTTGTTAACTACTCGAGCCACTAAGTCAACACCATTCTTCAAAATAACAGACCCACCTTTTAATGTTGTCTCAGTGATACCTAACGAATTGTTCCATCTAGTCGTTCCAACTGCCGCTGTACCTGTTGGTGATGTATCTAATGTAAGCTGACCTACCTTTATCTCATACTCACCTAAGTTAACATTTGCATTAGCCCCTGTGTATGGCACATAAGTATTAGCAATACCCGAAGATACTCCATCAATAATTTGCTGACCAGTTATTTTATTACTAACATAAGTTAACCCACTAACTTCACTAACTTCTAATAGATCTGTTGCTAGTAGATTTGTTGATTTTGCCGTTAATTGGCTTATTTTAATATCTGCCATTTTTATTATTCTTTAATTCTTCTATTACCATTCTCAGTAATTCGGTCAATGCCATTCTCAGTTATACGTATAAAAGTAATACCTGTGGCTCTCATGAAGCCCTTTATAACATTATTTATAGCTATCTGTATCATATTTCTCCACCATCAGTAATTATCCATGAATAGTTGTCAATGATATCCTGTCTTGCTGTTGCTCCAGCAGAAGTATATTCAATTGAACCCATTCCCCAAGTTACATCATTTTGCAGAGTTAATAGAGACCAAGCATTTAATAGATCATCATAGTAATCATAATCTGCTGTTGATTTAACATCCATAAAACTACTCAAATATATTACATTAGAAATGTCCCATGAACTAATATCTTGGTTGAATGCTATTGTACCATAGAACATATAACTCATATCAGTTACAGCTGAAGTGTTCCATGAATTTAATGATTGGTTGAATATTGTACCATAGAACATATAACTCATATCAGTTACAGCTGAAGTGTTCCATGAATTTAATGATTGGTTGAATGCGGTTGCATTAGCAAACATACTATTCATACTTTTTACAGCTGAAGTATTCCATGAATTTAATGGTTGGTTGAATATTGTACCATAGAACATATAATTCATATCAGTTACAGAAGATACATCCCATCCACTAATGTCTTGATCAAATGCTGTTGCATTGTTAAACATACTATTCATATCAGTTACAGAAGATACATCCCATCCACTAATGTCTTGATCAAATGCTGTTGCATTGTTAAACATACCACCCATATTAGTTACAGCAGATACATCCCAAGATTCAATACCATTTACTGAAGTTAATGAACTACAATCCAAAAACATATAATATAAATTTGTAGTTCCTATTAAATCAAATGTACCTCCAATTGTGGTTAAGTTTGAACATCCCGTAAAATATGAACCTTCATTTCCTAGTTTAAGTAATCCAACATCTGTGATTGAAGTAATTTTTTGAAAATCTCCAACACCTTGAAATTGCCAACCCTCAATTGTTCCTGTGATTGTTAGAGTATATTCACCACCTGTTGCGTATGTGTGAGTTGTTTCTGCTTGATTCCAAGCTGTGATTGTGTCAGTGTTTCCATCACCCCAGTTTACACTAAAGTTGTAATTTCCAGAAGCAACTAATGGAAGTATAATGGAAGGGTTTCCATCGCCTAGTGCTGTATCCCATACAGAAATGAAATCAGTTGGAGTTGAAGTTGATCTACTCCTTGATCCAACAGCATTAGATATAGCTATTTGAATTGCCATAAATTACCAAAGTGCTACAATGTCAGTAGCGTCTGTAGTTGATGAAAATACTCGAATAACTTGAATTGGAATAAATGTTCCGTCAGCAACATTAACCAATGTCACATCATCACCATCAGCTGTCATAATTCGTAATGTACCACCTGTGCCTACATACAATACACAAGGCCATCTAGCCTCATTCGGAGAAGCTGTCGCATCACCAGGGTAAGGTATATTGACAGTATCATTAGGTGTTACAGCAGCAGCTCTACTTACTTGTAATTTTAAATTTGCCATCTTATATTATTTTTTAGTGCTCTTACCATTAGCTCCATTTCGAGCCCTATTAGTAGATGCTTTTTCTTTTACAAAAGTACCATTTTTTTTCTTACTCATGTCAGGACCACCTTTACCATCTATACCAGCTTCACGTCTTGCTTTTACATGATCAGCTCGATATTTCTTTTGCTCAGGTGTAGCGTTCAACTCACGCTGATATTCACGCCTCTTCTCAGCAGCCTTAGGATTATCTGCATAGTATTTTGATGTCTTACTTGATCCCATTAGTCTCTATATTTCTTAACTTTACTTGCAATACTCTTTGGTTGTTTGACCACACTTCCTGTACCGCCACCTTGTCTCTTTGCTTTAGTTGTAGAAGCGTACTCTGCGTTACTTAACGCAGCGATTGCCTTCTTAGGTAAGTACCGCTCGCCAGTCTCCTTGCTAGTCTTACCACTCTTTGTTCCCCACTCTTGCTTTGTCCATTTAGACAGGCTGTTAGACTCAGATTTTTTACCTGAGTACTTACCGCCTGCATCTTTATACTTAGCTACTGCCAACTGTGCCTTCCTAGCTGACCACTGGCCTGCATCACCGCCCTTACTGCCAGCCTTAACGCTAGATACAACACGATCCCATAACGCTGGGTTAGACTTTTTGCTAGTTTCCATTATTGTTATCAGCTACAGATTTGCAAACATATATAAAAAAATCATTATCGTATTTATTTTTTATCATGTTTATTGTTTTATGCGTAATTTGTATGTTATCTACAAAATAGCCTTTATTTGAGTCAATTCTATCTATAGAAGCATCACACTTACTAGGAACTCCAGTTTCTGGAAATGAAATATCCCATCCGCTTAGAGCGCATTTAAAATTTTGTTTTTGTATTAATTCAGCAACGTCATCTATTGTTATATTAAATTCTAAACCTCTATACTCAGCTGAAATTTTAAATTTATTAAACCAAGATATTCTAATTCCTTTATGCCAACCTCTATGACAATTATCAGTTTCTTTATTAGAACAACTCTTACACTTCTTGTTTAATTTATAAGATTGAATAGCGTAATGATACCTTAAATAATCACACATATTTCCACATTTAGAACATGGCTTATACCATCTTCCATCAGTTCCCTTATATGGATATTTTTCTACCATTTTATTTTATGACTCCAAAATCTGGCACTTAATTTACTAGGATTTGGATCTTGAGCATTATGCCTAGCATAGTAGGACTTCTTTCTTGCTTTATCCTCCTTTGTTTTAGGATTTTTTCCAGCACCTACTACCCCCTGCTGACCGAAACGTATCGTTTTAATCCGATCACCCTCCTTGGCCACAACAATATGACTTTTGGTCGGATGACTAGGAGTTTTCTTGGGCTTATTGAATCCCTCAACACCTGCTCGTTCTAATCTTGGGTCTTTCATTTCTTCATCTTCTTCAGAGCGGCCTTCATGCCGTACTCCTTGATCATCTCTTTCTTAGACTCAGACTTCTCATGTTTAGCTTTAGCCATTTTAGAAGGATATACCTCTTTCGTTTTCTTTTCAACTATCTTTTTCATAACTTTGTTTTGAAATACAAATATAATAAAATGATTCCTAAAGTAAAAAAGAAAGTTACAACTAGACACGTAAATAATAAAATATATGGTCGCAAACAAGGCGACTACGACTTTTTAAAACAATGGACTATAATCAGAAAATGGGCTATCATTACATACGGACTTAAATCACAAGCCGATTTAGAGATACTTCTATTCTTATACTCTGAAAAATTATTCACTCGTACTCAATTTACAGAACACTCAAATTTCCTATCTTGGGATAGAGATCGATTCAATAGACTACTTAGAGAAGATTGGATTTATATTTGGCGACATAGAAACCACCAAGAAACACACTTGTATGAAGTGTCATACAAAGGGAAAAAGATGATTAACACTATCTACAAAAAATTGCTCGGACTAGAGCCTATTCCTGAGTCTACAAGGCGCAATAAAATATTCTTAAAGACAGCACCTTTCTCTCATAAGACCCTAGCCATAGCAATTAAAAATCATAACAAAGATCTTAAAGAACGCAAACAACGTCCTTCTCCTGAATTACAGTAAAACGCTTCTCATCTATCAAAACGTCATGACCTGCCGCCTTGTCAAAATAGATTTCGTCAGTGTCGGTTATACCCGACACCATCGAACCTACCGACACAACAACAGCCTTGTTATACCTTAACTCACGCTTGTCCTCCATAGTCATTATTAAACCTGACTTATTCTCTGCTTTGTCCAAAACTCTTTGGATAATCAGAAACTTATTTAGAACCTTCATAGTCTCTTACATTTGTGATAATAGCATTCGTACTCATAATTGTCGTTGCAACTGACACAGCATTCAATAGTGCATTCTTAGTAACTTTTGTAGGATCAATAATACCCAACTTAACCATGTCGCCATACTGCTCACCCTTCACGTCATAGCCATCACCCATAGGTCGATTCATTAATATATCGTAACAATTCTTACCAGAATTTGTGACAATCTGATTGAATGGTGCTCTTAATGCTTCACCCATTATCTTATCAGCTGCTGTATCATGTATACACATAGTAAGACCAATATCCAACAACGCTACACCACCACCAGGTAATATACCATCCTCCAACGCAGCTTGAACAGCACACACAGCATCATCAATCCGATCCTTCTTCTCCTTCTGCTCAATGTCACTTAACGCTCCTACATAGATTACACCAACACCACCCGATAGATTGGCAATTCGCTCATTCAAGAAGTTCTTCTCATTATCGTTAGTTGACGCATCACGCATCTCCTTAAGATTAATAATTCTATTGTTGATCTCTTCCTCCCTAGACTCACTATGCATGAACACCGTCATGTTGTTACTAACAATAACCTTAGTAGCTCTACCTAAACTGTCTAAATCTATTAACGACAAATCATCGCCAGTGTCCTCAGAGAAGTAAACACCACCCAAAGCGACTGATAAATCTTCTAGCAAGTCTTTCTTCCTGTATCCAAACGATGGAGGCAATATCGAACAAGCCTTAATCTTACCACCAGCAACATTGGCATTTAACGTATTCAATGCGTTCTGACCTAACTCACCAATTATAAGTAAAGACCTTCCTTGGCTCACTATAGGAACTAAAATACGCTCCAAATTCATGATATTATTTATCTCATGATCACTTATCAAAATGTACGGATTATCTAACACACACTCCTGCTTCTTGAAGTCATTGATGAATACTCTAGAAGCATAACCCCTATCGATCTTCATACCCTTAATTATCTCAACATACGTGCTTGTAGTCTGGCTGTTCTCAACAGTAACCATGTCAACCTCACTAAAGGCATCAGCAATCATCTTACCTACCTCCTTGTCATTGTTCGCACTTATAGTTGCTACGTCAACGAGCTTCTTGCCGCTTAACTTCTTAGACCTCTTGTCCAATTTATAGACAACAATGCTAGCAAGATGGTTGATCTCACGAATTACCTCAGTAACGTTGTCTGTTTCCGACAAGTATTTATCGGCAGCGTCAATAATAGCCTCAGCCAACACGATTGATGTAGTAGTTCCATCACCAGCAACAGTAGCAGTTCGCTCTGCCGCTTGACGCATCATCATTACAGCCAAATTCTCAGTCGGATCATACAAGTTGATCGACTTAGCAACAGTAACACCGTCCTTCGTCACCGTCATACCTCCAACATGGTTCTCTGATTCAATTAACACTGTACGTCCTCTTGCTCCTAACGTACTTTTTACAGCTCCAGCTATCGTTTTGATGCCTTTCTTGAGCTTTTTTTGGCCTTCATCGCCAAAATGAACTTGTTTTACTATCATTTTATTGTATTTTGACACAAATTTAATGAAATAAAACAAAAAACCCTCCGATTGGAGGGTAATTTTTTAGTTTTTCATGTTTTTCATAACTTTTTCCTGTGTTTTTCTGTCCTCTTTCCTCTGAGATCTAGTCATCTTTGGCTCAACAGTCTCCATTTGTTTTGGTATAGTGTTTCGATTAGCAGGATTGTCAGTTGAACTCTTAGCTAAAAACTTATTGAAGTTAGCGTCAGAGTTATATGTATCTTGCTTAGAACCTGTAAAACCAAGATATGCAGCAGGAGTATTTGCCTTTATCTTACCAGTGCTTCTTAACTCTTGACCCTCTCTAACACCTGTGAACTCTTGACCTAGCTTTGTTAAATACTTACTAGCTAACTTCGCTTGCTTGATTTCAGACTTAACGTCTTTCTTAGCCGCTCTATAACCTTGTACCTTTTCTCTATCTCCAGCTTTTCTAGCTTCTCTAATACCCTTACTAAAGTCGGCCTTGTCGGCCTTAAGTGCGCCTATTCTTCCACGCTCCTCAGAAGTTCCCTCAATGTCAAATTTTGACTGGCCTTCATATCCACCACCAAAATAAGCTTTCGCCATCTTGGCCTCTCTACCTGATTTACCTTGAATCAACCTTTCTTTACCTTGTTCTTTTATTAAACTAGGAGTAAGAGCATTGTCTTTACCAATTGACTTAACTTTAGCAGCCACAAATCTACCTAAACTTTTACCCTTATCAGTCGTGCTGATGTCAGGTAAGCTATATTTTGTTCTATATTTCGTAGATCCCTTTGGCTCTTCCCAATCTGGCTTCTCAGTAGATGTAGACTTTGATTCAGATATTCTTAATGGTTTGACATCAGACTTCTTTTTCTCCATTTTAGGCAAAGGAACTCTGTTAACATCAATACTCATCTCCTTCTCGTATGCAGGTACTTTAGCTTGCTCTGGCTTTCCATATTTTTCTAAATATCCAAAGCTTGGTGCATAAGATTTACCTGACATCCCCTGCTTTTTTGAGTACTCATCAAACTTGCCACTTTTAGCAGCTTTCTCAAATTCATACGGATCGAAATCCTCACCATCATAAATCTTCTTGAAATTTAAATCCTTGTCAAACGCAACAGATGCTGGAATAGCTTTATTTTTAACAGTTCCCCATTTATTAGAACTTTTATCTCTTCCACTCATCATAGCTCCCTTTATATAATACCTGTTCTTCTCACTAATACGAGGGTCATTGATATCAACATATTCACCAGACTTAATACCCTTATCATATGCATCACTCATCTCTTTAGCTGACGTACCACCAGTAGCAGCTGTATATGTAACAGGCTTGCCCTTAATACTAGTTCCTGATTTATTAACCTTAGACAAGTTTTCATTAGAAACATCATAAGAAGCACCCTCATTATAAAGCTTCATAGACCTGTTGTAGTTTGCTACGTCAGATTCATACTGCTGTTTAGCTGCCTTATTACGCGACTTTATATCTTCGCTCTTTGAAACGTCATCCCAAGTATACTGCTTCTTAGCAGTTACCTTTACCTCTTGTTGAGTTTTTGGATTGTCACCATTCGTTTTTGGTTTCTTTGGGTCTTCACCATACGGCTTTCTCCCTGTCTTCATTAATGCCATGTTATCGTAAATCTTAAAATTAATAAACTGATCTGTAACTCATTAAAGTCATAATCCTCGTCAGGCCCATAGAACTCAAATCCTAACAATAAGCCTTGCGGTATGTCAATTAATATATGCAAAATTAAATATATTTTTTTATTCGTCTGTTAGCCAATAATCCTGGCTTAACACTTACTGCCTCCTTGCCATTACGACTAACAGTCTTCTTTATCTTACCGCTCTCATCCTTTACAAGAGATACAGTCTTCTTTTCTTTTCCAGACCTATTAAACTTAGTTATCTTTACGCTCTGCTCCGAGTCAGGCTCATAAAAAGTTGGAGATGTCTCCCTATTTACACCAACAACCTTCTTCTTTACCTTGCCACCCCTTGTTACTGTAGTGTGTTTCTCAGTATCAACTGGATACGGATTGTTCGGATCTTTCATAATCCCCTCTTGTCCAAATGGACGCTTTCTCCAAGTCTTGTCGACTACTTTTACTTCTTTCGGCATATCTTTTTTTTTGGTAAATATACGGAATTTTTGGGTAATACCCCCATTCCACGAAAAATTGCGCGCGGGGGAAACGATCTAAAAATTGACTGGGGGGTGTGCAATTTGGTTTTTTCGGCTGAGATTTTCAGCTTTTTGCTAGCCTGCCTGCCTGCCTGCCTGCCTGCCGTTCGTGTGTGTCTGCCTGCCTGCCGTTAGTTGATGTATACGCGTCTCCATGCATTACGTTATTGACACCAACATACGCGCGCTGACATGCCGACCAATCGACCTTTGTAATATAATATTAATTATGTTAAATAGAAAGTCAATCAGACCACCAATCTAACCGCGTGACTGACTGATAATCAATTAGTTATGCATTCAAACATGCATACAATATTGTGCGTTTGGCTTGTGGGGGTTACATCTCAATTCAATTCACTAATTAAAAACGTATTTCATGTTAAATATATTAATATCTTATAACTTACTGATTCATAGCCATTTACGTAATTTATTCAGTCACGATATCTGTCTTAACTAAGTGAAACTACGTAGACGTTTCTAAGTGTAAATACGTATTTTGATAATCTTTCAAGAAAAAATTGTTGACAATCTGAAAAACTGACGTATCTTTGTTATAAGCAAACGAGCTAAACAATACAAATCCTTACTAGCAATGTTAAAAGACTTAATATGTACGTACGATGAGTATAGATTGATTAAGTAGCTTTCAACAAAAATTTGTTAAAAAGTTAGGAAATGTCAAAAATAGTTTAGACCTTTGTTAAAGTAAACGTTCATTGATTCTCGGCAAGTGAAAAAGATTGCAAAAAAAAGATAGAGTGTAAAATAGTTGCTTATAGGCTTACTCTAGAGGTGGAAGACCTTGGTACAATAGACCTAAATTTTCTCTATTGTTTCGATAATATACCAAAGAAAATTACATAATACTTTAATAACTTGTGGTGGTTTGATTCCATCTATATAAGCGTGATGCAAGTTAACAATTATAGCTTCCGATTGAATGACAATTTTATTCGAGCGATACGAACGGAAGCACTAACCAATTAAATAAATAACCATGAAAACAATTTTTTTATTAATGATGGTGATCTTTGGGATTACTTCAATTACTTCAGCAGTAGTAACATTTTCAAACGAAAGTCTATACATTAACCATGAGCCAATAATGGCTACCCTGTTTTATGGTG